ACACCCGGCGGTGGAATACCACGTGGGACAGGAAACGGTGGCGGTGAACGCCTGCCCCGAGGAGTTCCAGCGCTTCGGCGGCGGGGCCTGGCACTACAACAACGGCATATTTTTTTACATCAACAGGCGGGAGGCTGAGCTGTATTTGACGGCGGGGGAGGATCCGGAAGGAAACCCCATCGACATATCAAACGCGGCCCGGGAGTACGCCATACGGGAGGGATTGGTATATGGGGAAAATACCTGACATCAGTTACTGGCAAGGGTTTGTGACGTTTTCGGCGAGCACGAAGGTGGAGACGGATTACCTGATCCACCGGGCGAGCTGTGGGACGGCGAAGGACACCCGATTCCCGGAGAACCTGGCGAAGATCATCAAATACGGGATCCCGTATGGCGTGTATCATTACGTGATGGCCTTGAACGTGGAGCGGGCGAAGTACGAGGCCGAGGTGTTTTACAACAGCGTGGCCAAACAAAACCCGGCGTATATGCCCACCATATGGTTCGCGGACGTGGAGGACCCGCCTCTCATATGGCAGGACGGGAAGAAGCTGCCCATGAACCCGAACCTGTTGGCCATATGCAAAGCGTTTTATGAAAGGCTGCGGGCGCTGGTGGGGCCGGAAGCCCGGATCGGGATATACAGTGGGGAAAGCATATACGAGCCCTACGGGAAGCTCAGTCAGATCCCGTGGGACTGCCTGTGGTTCGCCAACTACAGCAAGACCCCGGCAACGCCGCACCACCTGCACCAATACACCAGCAAGGGCAACTGGAACGGGAGGAGCCGGATCGACCTTTCCAAGATCGGGCCTCTGGGCAGCGTGGAGTTTCTGACCCGAGCCGGACGGACGGAGGAGACCGCGCCGGTGATTCAGGAGGACGACCCCAAGGCCACGGAAGAGATGGAGAAGGAGACCGGCGACACGGGCGCGGGCATGATGGCCGTGTGCGTGAACGGGAAGAGCTGGTTCCTTCGGGCCGGAGACGGCACGAAGCACGGACAGACGGGGGTCATGCTGCTGGGCGAGGCGCTGCCGTTCGTGGCGGTGAGCAGCAAAGGGTGGATCGCCGTGAGAAAGAGCGGGAAGATCCACTGGGTGAGCGGCAAGGCCGTGTGCATGGTGGACAAGGCCACGGGGCAGAAGGTGAAGAGCCTGAAGGCGCCGGCAGCGGGGCAGAAGGTGCGGGTGACGGAGCCCTATAGCTGGAACGTCAGGACCGGGGACGGGGCGGAGCACGAGAAAATGCTGGTGGCCTATCAGGGGTACGAATGGGAGCTGGCCGCGGTGAGCGGAAACGGCTGGCTGTGCGTGCGGCTGGTGGATGGCAGACTTGGATGGATCAGCCCCAAGGCCGCAAAGGTGGTGTGACGGATGGAAGAGGCTTTGGAATGGGCCAGCAACCACTGGGGCCTGTGCGCCTTCATACTGGCCGCGTTCGTGCAGTTCACGCCCGCCATCAAATTCAATCCCCTGACCTGGTTCGGGAACCTGTTTCTGGGCGGGATCAAGAAGGAGATACAGGGCGTACAGAGCACGGTGGACGAGAACGAAAAGGACCGGATCCGGTGGGAGGTATTGGACTTTGCCAACGCCTGCCGGAACGGGATCCGGCACACCAAAGACGAGTTTCAGCACATCATCACGCTGAAAGGGAAGTACGAGACCCTGCTTAAAAAGACAGGGGACAAGAACGGAGTTTTTGACGCGGAGTACCGGTATATCTTAGACCTATACAAAGAGAGACAGGAAAAGAACGATTTTCTGTAAAACGCGAGAGGGGGCGGGGAGACCCGCCTCCCCGGACGAAGAGGGAGATGGGGCCAAATGTTTGAAAATTGCGTGATCACGAACGCGGGAATCGAAATGCTGAACGCCTGGGCGGCGGGGGGCGAAATGACCATAGACGGGGCGACGGCGGGAAGCGGCACGGCAGCGGCGGCCAGCCTGCCCAGCCAGACGGCGCTGGTGAACACGGTGCAGCAGCCCAAGATCGCCTCGAAAAAGGTGCACAACGACAGGCTGGAGCTGGTGGTGGAGCTGAGCGCGGCCAGCGCCCAGTACACCATGCGGCAGACGGGGATATGGGCGCACCTGGGGAGCGGGGAATCGAAGCTGATCGCCATATACCAGGACGAGAACGGCGTGGTGGTGCCCAGCGAAAGCGACATGCCGGACTTCATCTATGCCCTGCACGCCATCATCTGCGTGGGGCAGACGGCCACCATGGAGGTGACGGTGGATCAGAGCGCCGCGGCCACCATGGAGGACGTGGCAGAGGTGCAGGGGGCGGTGGACGCGTTGGAGGCGGAAATGGGGTACGCCAACCGCTTCGTGATCGTGCAGCAGGCCACGCCCGCGGTGGTGAACGGGAAGATGTGGCTTCGGCCCCTGGACTAAGGAGGGAGCGAGATGGACAATACGGAGCTCCATTATGTGACGTATGACACGGAGGACATGTGGGCCAAAATGATGGCGGCCTATGTGGACGCCGGGGGAGACGTGCTCTACGGCGGGGACGAAAAGGAAATGCTCCTTCGGGCCCAGCTGTACATCGCCAGCATGATGCTGGCGGAGATCGACAACGGCCTAAGAATGGCCACGCTCCGGTACGCGGTGGGAGAATACCTGGACGTGTACGGGGAGAAGAGAAGCTGTGAAAGGATCGAGGCCAAATACGCCGAGGGCAAGGTGCGGATCGTGTTCAACGCCAGCGGGGTGGCCAAGACCATTCCCGCGGGAACGGCGCTGACGGCGGACGGCAAGGTGGTGTATCTGCTGACCGAGGACGTTGCCCAGACGGGAAACGCCCGGGCTGTGACGGCGGGGATCATATGCCAGACGGCGGGCGAAGTGGGCAACACGCTGAGCGGGGGCACCAGCATGCAGTTCGTGAACACCGAGGGCGGCGTGGAGAGCGTGGCGTGCGCCGAGGGAGCCACGGGCGGCGGAGACGAGGAAGAGGACGAGGCGTACAGGGAGAGGATACGGCGGCACGGCCTGACCACTACCACCACGGGAACCGCCACAGCGTATGAGCAGACGGCGCTGGACGCGTCGGCAGACATCGTGGACGCCAAGGCGGTGAAGACGGACGACGAGAGCGTAACGGTGTATATCCTGACGGCAGAGGACGGAGACCCGGAGGAAACGGAGAGCGCGGCCCAGGAGGCCCTGACGGACAAGAGCAAGCGGCCTTTGACCGTCAAGGTGACGTGCGAAGAGGCGGAGAGCGTGCCGTATGTGCTGAACGTGGCGTACACCACGGAGGAGACGGCGTCGAGCAACATATCCGCGGCCATAGAAGAGGCGGTAAATGAGTACACCGAATGGCAGAACCAGAAGATCGGGCGGGCGTTCAACCCGGACCGGCTGGTGGCGTATCTGTATCGGGCCGGGGCGATGAACGTGCGGTTCGCGGAGCTTAGCCACTTCAACGGCGGCGAGGTGGAATACACCACCATCGGCGACGGGCAGAGGTGCGACGGGGAAGTGAACCTCTACCGGGCGCAGTCGTAACATGGTGAACGCCAAAGGCCGGAGGTAGTAAAATGCTGGACTTCAAGATCGAAAACATGGTGCCCGCGTTCCTCATGCGGGATAAAAACGGGTACGCCATGGCCAAGGCCCTGGAAAAGCTGATGCAGATGACGGTGCAGACGGCGGAGGAGGGGCTGAAGCTGTTCGGCGATGTGGACGACATGCCCGAATGGCGGCTGGACGAGGTGGCCTGGGAATACGACATGAGCTGGTACGACTTCAAGGCCACGGTGCAGGAGAAGCGGGAGCAGATACGGGGTCTTCGGGCGTATTACGAAATACTGGGGACGCCGGAGGCGGTGAAGCGGGCCATAGAGGACGCCTTCGGGGCGGGGACGCTGAAGGAGTGGTTCGAGTACGGCGGCACGCCGGGGCGGTTCAAGGTGACCACCACCGGCGAAGAGGTGAGCCTTACGAACCTCCGCAAATTCCTGGCCATCCTTCAGGCGGTGAAGCCGGAGCACACAGCGCTGGACAGCGTGGCCTACGACGGGGCGGACGGATGGGCCAGGGCGTATGTGGGCACGAAGGTGACGGCCATGCGGGGCCGGGCCACGGCGGTGGCGCAGTAAGGAGGCCGAAATGGGACAGTCCAAAAGGATGATCGCCGGGACGAAGAGCGGCGAGGATTATTACCTGCCATACACCAACGTGATCGTGGGCAACGGGGGCGTGGCGGACAGCGACATGTGGAAGGCCCAGCTTAAAATGAGCCTGGGCAATGGGTTCCGAAATGCCACCGTCACAGGACTGAAGCTCTACATGTGGCGGATGGGAAAGTATGAAATGCAGGAGGCCGGAAGCGGCGTGCCCAGCGAGATCGCGGGATACACGGGGGGCTTTATGAGCTCCCGGTTCCGGGTGCTGGTGGACGACGACGGGACGTATACGCCCAACACCGCGGCGGCGGAGGCCAGGGCGGCGGCGTCGGTATATGTGTACGAGCAGCAGACCGGCGTGGTGCCCATGAACGTGGGGGCGTGGGTGTATTACGATCTTACCAGCGTAAAGGACGATATCGTGAACCACCCGAACCGGTATCTATACCTGCGGGACTGCGGGATGTACGGGGCCGCGTTTTACGGGGCGGGAAGCGGAGAGAAGGCGCCGTATCTGCTGGTGGAATATGCCGAGGAGAATGCCACGGACATCGAGGCGGCGCAGATCACGTATGTGCCCAAGAACCGGTCCGCGAAGATCGAGGTGAAGCTGGTGCCGGAGGGGAGCGTGTGCGCCAATATCGGCTTCGAGGTGCGGAACGCGGCGGACAGGGAATATGTGAGCGTGGACGGAGACGGAAACGTGACCATGACCAAGACCAATTACACGGCGCAGATCGAAGTGAGCATGGAGAACGCGGACGAGAATGAGCCCAGCGTGGCGGTATGGGTGGATGCCCGGTGCGAGCCGGGACTGACGGTGCTGTACGGCGCGGGCGGAGCGTATCACGAGTGCGAGGCGTACTGGGCCGTGAACGGGGAATGGAAGCGGGTAGAGGTATTCATGGGCAAGGACGGGGAATGGATTGGGCACGACCCGGAGAACGAGGTGGAGATCCTGCCCAGCTACCCGTGACAAGCGGAAAGGAAATGCGAAAGCGCGTGCGCATTTGGGGCGGTGCGCGGGCGAAAGGGACAGGAACGGGAGTGAAATCACATGGCGCAGCATGAGAGCAAATCGACAATCGTCGTAGGAGGCCGGGCAGACAGTACGTTTGCCGGGCTGCGAAATCAAATCCAGACGTTTGGCGAGCAGATAGAGGGCATCAGCCGAAAGCTGATCGACCTGGGCAAAGAATCGGTCAATACGTACAGGACGTATGAGAATGGGATACTGGAGACCCGGAGCGTATTTGACGACGTATACGGCGAGAGCAAGCTCAACAAGATCATGGACGATCTGGAGAGCCGGGCGACGAAATGGGCGGCCAACAGCATATTTCATACGGACGACGTGGCCAACGCCATGGCGGACGCGGCTCATGCGGGCTGGACGTATGAGCAAATGATCAACGGCCTGCCCAGCTCCATGCTGGCGGCCCAGGCGGGCGGGCTGGATCTGTCCACCACAGTGGACACGCTGGCCAAAATGCTGGCGTCCACCAGCACGGACTTTCGGGACAGCGAAAGGTTCATCGACGAGTGGGCAAAGAGCAGCGACCTGGTGGCCACGGACATGGGCGAAATGGGCGAGGCCTTTTTGCGGCTGGGCGCGGCGGCGCAGTTCGCGGACAGCAACGAGGAGCTGTTCACCATGCTGGCGGTGCTGGCCCAGGTGGGCACCACGGGAAGCAATGCCGGTACTGCCGTCAGGAACATGATGATCCGGCTCATCGCCCCCACGGAAAAGGCGTCGGACGCCATGGAGGCGCTGGGCGTGTCGGAGGACGAATTGAGCGGGGTCATGGAAGGCCTGGACGAGCAGAGCGCGGCGGCATATGAGAGGCTGCGCCAGTTCGGGTTCAGCCCGTATGATTCCCAGGGGAACCTGAAAGGGTTCATCGAGATCTTCACCGACCTGAACACGGCCCTCAGCCAGCTTCCCAACGAGGAAGAACAGCTAAAGGTGCTGACTGCCATATTCCCCACCCGGACGATGTCGTATGCCCAGGCGATGATGAAGGCCGTGCGGGACGGGAGCATATTCAACATATACGACGCGGTATACGGGGACAGCGAAGGATACGCCGAGAGAAAAAGAGACATATTGATGAGCGGGCTGACCGGCACGATGGAGACCACGGCCAGCAAGTACGAGGAGCTGAAACGGCGGATCGGCGAATCGCTGAGCGACGACGTGACCACGGGGGCCAACGCGCTGGGCTGGATGCTGAACGCCATCAACAACATGAATCCGGTGCTGTTTGACGCGCTGGTGGGAGGGCTTGAATCCATCGCCGTGATGGGGCCCCTGCTGGCCGTGGGCGGGCACGCCATCAACGGGGTTCTGTCCCTGGTGGCGGCGCACCCGCTGGGGGCGGCGCTCCTGTTCACCGCGTTCGGGGTGAGGGCGTTTTCCGAGGCCATGGAAACGCTGACGGCGATCCGGTTTGAGGAGTTCAAAAACCAGTTCGGCGAAATGGATCTGGACAGCGACGCCATCATGCAGTACGTGACGGCCCAGACGGAGGCGTTCACAAATGCCTACAGCGCGGTGGACATGTGGGAGAAAAAGCTCTCCGAGGCGTCCGAAAGCTACCTGACAAACAGCGGGGAGCTGGCCGGACGGCTGACCACCATGTATATCACGAAGCAGGAGGTGACGCCGGAGGACGCGGAGGCCCTGAAGGGGCTGGGCACGCAGATGGGGCAGGCGCTGGTGGACGGCATCAACGCCAGCTTCAACGCGGCGGCGGCGTTCGACCTGGCGCTGCTGGGCGAGGATGGCGTGGCCGATCCCAAGATACTGGCGCTTATGCAGAGCATGCAGGCGCTGAGGGATTCGATGATCACAAACGCCTCCACGCTGGGCGAGGAGCTGGGCGCGGCCATGGACGAGGCATTGGGGGACGGACTGATCACGGGTCAGGAACTTTCTGTGATCAAGGCCAAAATGGACGAGTACAACAAGGCTATGGCCATGATACGGGACATCGAAAGCGAAGCCGAGTTCAACGCCGCCGCCAGGAGGGTGCAGGGTGTCAGTTTTGACAGCTATGCCGCCGAAAGCCAGAGGGTCAACGACAAATACGACGCAGACATCGCCGACGCCTGGGAAAACTATTACACAGAGGTAGGCCGACAGGAAGCCTTACTCAATTACATGGTAAAGAACGGGCAGATCAACCCGGAGACCGGCGAGGCGTGGACGGACGCGGAAGCGGCCACAGCGCTGGCGACGTTTGATGAGGAACAACTGGCCCGAATCGACAGATTGAACGTGTACCGAAACGAGATCAACCGGCGAATGCTGGATTCTCTGATGACGGGGAATGGGTTCGGGGATCTCTACGGAACGCTGACGGATTATTATTCGACCCATGACGAGACATATGGGGACGACCTGGCGAACATGTTCGGCTATGGCGGAAGCGAAATGGCCGAACAAATGTTCGACGCCCTGGCGGGGCTGATGGATTACGGATATGTGCCGGAGGATCAGATCCCCTTCGTCCAGAGACTGCTCAATGACACCAACGCTATCATGAGTGGATATTACGGCGGCTACAGAACGTCCGAGGCGGGACAGGCGGCGCGGAATGAACTGCTTGACGGCTATGAGCGCCTGGCCCTGGAACAGGAGGCCGCAGAAAGACAGGCTCTCGCAGGCGTGGGCATAAATGCTTTGAGCGGTATGCTTGGGTTTGGGTCGTATGTCAGGGAATCCCTGATGGGGGCGAACGCCACTGCCAATGACGCGCTGTTCGGCGTAGGAACGGACGCTCTGGAAAGTAT